TTCGTCTATCTCTTTTAATTTAAGTGGGAGAACCCTGAGTTTTTTTGAAGCAATTACTTCAAAAATAGGCTCCCCTTGCTCATCAAAAACAGGGTTTCCTTCCGAATCAACCTTTGGCTTTGTTATATCAAAATAAAAATCTTCACCGCTCCCCATCATCACGGAAAGCGGTGTTGCCTCCTTATTAGCCATTAATTATTCCCTCCTAGTTTTCAATTATATAATCAACCACTTTATAGCCAGGCCTCGGCTTCAGCACCTGCAATGTAAAGTTCCACCCCTGCGGCTCTTTCTGCCTGGTCGGCCAGGGAATATCCCCGGTGGGCATCACCCGGTCGAAAGTAATAGCATCAAGCTTGGTCGTGCCTTCATCCTTGTTCAGCACAGCCTCACCGGCCACGATAAGACGGAATGTGTCGTTGTTTGCCTCTGCAGAAAGTTGCATACGCCTTACGTCAGAGGAAACGTCATAAGCGATAATAACTTCCTCGCTGGCGTTGGTGCTGTTGAACGTGACAACATTTGCCGATACGCTGTATTGCCCGGTCGCCGGGTCACTGGAAACTTTTACAAACGGGCTGTCGTCCTCGTTGTGGATAACCACGGTATCGGTGACTGGCGTCTTGGTTAATGTAACAGCAAAGGGGCTTGCGGCAGGCACCGAATCTTCTTCAATCTTGCGGATAGAAACACCGGCCTCATCCGTAACATCACCAGCAACCAGAGCGGCGTAAAGCGAAGGTTGAAAACTGTTCAGATTAACCGTAATTTGAGCAGCCTTACCGCCGGAAAACACCATGTCCATAGCACTGTTGCCATCCGGCAATGTCGTTGTATTATTGGTTATTTGCGGCGCAAGAGACTGCACAACCCCGTTTTTCAAAAACCGCTTGCTGTCTTTGTAGCGGATCAACTCGATCCGCCCGGCCCTCTTGTAAACAAGTTCCATTTAAGTCACTCCTTTCTGGAAATAAAAAAACCGCCAAAAGGCGGCAACCTCCCCTAAACTTGAATTGCAAAATCTATAGCATTCCTACCAGACCTCGGCTTCAGCACCTGCAATGTAAAGTTCCACCCCTGCGGCTCTTTCTGACGCCCTGGCTGAGATATTTCACTTACGGGCATCACCCGGTCAAAGGTAATGGCATCAAACTTAATAGTTCCGCTGTCTTTTCGTAAAGACGCTTCGCCGGTAATTGTGAGGCTAAAAACATCGCTACTTAGGCAATCGTCCATCTGCATCCTGCCGATATTTACACCGGTTGCATCATAAGCTACCACAAACTCTTTGCCCATTGTTACAGCATTAAAATAAAGTTCCCTGCCCGATACTAGAAACTCTCTTTCGCCCGGCTCGTCCTCGGTATACGTAAAAAGCTTGTTGTTTTCGTCGTAAACAACTATATCGCTGGGTGATATGGGTGTCCTCGAAAGGGTAATCGAGTACGGTTCTTCTGGATGCACCCCAGACTCGTCAATAACCCGCATGGTTCCAAAATCTAAAATTTGTATGGTTGGCATCAACCCGATGATTGAGAGGATGCAGGTGTCAATATTAATCGGATCAGTATCTTTAATGCCGGTCAGGGCAGAGTAAAGCTTTTGCTGGAAACTATTTAGAGAAATCTCAATCCTGGCAGACATATCGGTTTTAAAAATGTCGTCGAAAGCCGCATTGCCGCTTGTGAGTGTAGACTGGGCGATTGTACTTATAAATGATATAGACTGCACAATGCCGGCCTTCATGAATCTTCTACCGTCTCTGTATCTGACGAGTTCGATATTTCCAGCTTTTTTATAGATTACATCCAACACCGCCCCCCCCCCGGCTAAATTAATGCATAAAACCTGTACCTGCTCCCAACGCAAATAAAGCCAGGCATGGAGGGAAGCTCCCCAAGCTGGCCGTCAAAATAAAGCCTCCTGCCACTAAACTCGTAGTTATGCATGAGGCCCCTGACTTGCTTCTGTACCCGGTAGGCTATGTAGTCCTGCTTTGCGGGCACGTGGCAGTCAATTTGCATTACCTCTTCGGTTGTAATGTCGATCCTGGCCCTGCGTGACGGCCTGAAGTAAATACACAGTCGCTTTTCGTTGGTCGTCAGGTCGTCCCACTGACTGCGTTTGATAATGTGCTTCGCTACCTCCAGTGCAGTAGCACCAATCAGATCAAGTAAGTCAAGTATCGTCGCATCATACCTCAACCGCTGCCATACTTGATTGAGATCATTTTCAGGATCAAAACAACAGCACCGCCTCCTTCTCAATCAGATGTAGCAATGATAAACCTGCCCCAAGGAAACCTTGCTAATGCCTGTGACCATATTTCCTGCGCCCTACCGTTTATCATCCATCTAGCCGCAGTCTGCAAAGCATAACTCGGAGGCTGCGGGGCATACTTGCCGCCTTTCCGCTCCAGGTTGTAACCGGGCACAGGAGCGTGAGAAACGACTGTCTTCCCAAAAATATTCATATAAGGCCCGGCTTTTCTGCTTCGGATAGCCGTATCTTCAGATCCATGCTTGCCACGATACGGATTCCACAACTCGCTTTTCATATAGTTCGGCAGTGCAGGGTTGTTCTTATCCATCAGCGAACCTCTGCCAAACTCATCCATTGCCGCAAACGCTCCACCGATAATCGAGGTAGCAACCCAACCGGCCAGTACCTCAATTTCACCTTCATGGAGCGATTCCGCGCCTTCTCGCGTCCGCATGTGACTTCTCGCTTCGGCCAAATATTCTTGCTGTATCAATTTTAATGTGACTAAAAGGTGTTGCCGCAAGGCCGGCATACAGGCATTGAAGTCAAACTTTACCCCATTTGCATCAACCCCAGCATCAGCCTATTGGCCTTGTCCATGCACTTTGCCCGTTTTTTATCCCAATTGTGCTTATACTTCTGATCGTTGAATGGCGGAGTGCTGGTCCGGCTTTTTAATGCTAAACACAGAACACCAGCAAGATAGTACCTAGCCGCTGTTGCCAGGACATTGTATTTATCCTCGCTATCAACGGCCTTACCCTGAATGGCCATCTTCTCCAACACGGGAGTAATGAGCATTTTCATTGCGCCGATGTTCAATTCAGCGTCAATTATTCTGTTCGGGCAAAGCTTTTCATCTGCGCCGACAATTTTACGGACTTCACTATAGTAACCCTTACCCAAATACTCTTCGTACATACTGCTGCCTCCTAACAGTATTTTCATGGCCTCGTATCAGTCCCAAGCTGCAACCGTACCACTCCTGGAAGCGCTACATCGTCAGGGCTTTCAACCTGGTAATTCGCTCCATTATAAACAATGCGATCCATTGCCTGTATCCCAAGGCTTTTCGCCACATGGAACACGTATCTGGCATTGTCCAACAATCCAGGGTCCTGCTGGCGAAGTGCGGCGGTCACAATCTGCCCGAAGGCCGGTACATCGGCGTTAAGCGTCTGCCATTCCTGGGTAATGTTGCCGTACTCGTCAACCGTTTCAACATACCGTTGATGCGTCAAGGAGGCATTCGTCTTGGCAGCAAGAACAACCAACTCGCCCGTTGCCGGATCTGCCCCGGTGGAAAGAGTGAGATATGTGTCGTCGCTAATCTGGAATACCTCTCCGCTAGCAAGGCTTGATGAGGCAAGTATCAATCCCTCCCAATAGGCTTCTCGCGCTCCGGGGTTGGTTGCGCCCCTGCTCGCCCTTTTTAAAGAAACATAAGATTGGACGGCAGGTGTCCGCAATATGGTACATGTCTGGCCGTATGCCTGGAGATATTTTGTGGTATATGACATAAGTGCCACTCCTATTGTGACAGGCCGAAATGCGGAACATCTATAAGGTCAACAATCCTTGAAATATAGTTATCCCGTTCAACTTCAAACTCCTGTCGCTTTTTGTCCCAATCAACGGCCACTTCCCGGGTGAAATGCGGCCCCTCCTCGCTGACCGGCAATCTTGCGGCCATAGATGGGCATAATAAGGCGGCACACTCGCATATGGTAGCCGCCTCCAGCCACGTCCGCTTATTACCGGTCAGGTCGGCGTAATCCGGCACCTGGTCGATAATGTTCGCTTCGGCCACGGAAACAATATCGGGCTGGGCAATGTCGATATCGGTTAAATATGCTTCATCCACCCCCAGCCTGTTTCTCACCCGGTCCTGCCAGCCTTCAGCGGTTAAAATAAGGTTGGGCATCAGCCCACCCCCTAAGCATTGACTTTCAGGATGGCCGTTGCTTCATTAAACATTTTCCCATACCCGTTTATCTCGGATACGGTCAGTGTCTCGACCTGCCGTTTAATAAAACGCTGGCTTTCGCTGATGTCACTGCCGGCCAGCATTACTTGCTCTATGGCATACTGGCTGTTGATTCCAATAAGATCATATTCAGTTACATCATCATGCCAGAACAGACGCAGGCTCTTATCCGGCATCTGCGGCGCTGAAATAGTGAACCCGGCGGTTCTTCCCTGGGCCAAGACCCAAATCAGATTAGCCACACTCAAGCCCGTTGTGTCAGTCAGCACCAAATCGACAAAGGTATTTTTGTCGGTGATCAGAGTGTCGCAGGGGAATACCTCAAACTGCATAAGGAACTTCAGAAATCCCTTTGCAGTCAAGGTTCCGGCGCTCGCCCCGGAATCCAGAGCTGTCAGGTTGTAAGTCTCAGCAGCATTATCGTTGCCATCCCCGTTTTCAATCACATCAAGGATGTCATACACCTTATCCTTTGCCGTCTGCGTGGCAATCCGGCGAATAAACAGGGCCAGCATATCAATCTGCATAAGTTTAACAAACTCATAGGAGTAATCAATCGCCCGGCCATACTTCCAAAGCTGAATGTTCTGGGTGCGCCCTACGATCTTGGAAGTCGGCAGTTCGGCGGCCTCGCCTACGCGTACCTTATGTTGCTTAGCTGGCTGATCATCTATATAGAATGTCTTGTAGGAATCGCTGTTGATAGTCGTAGTTCTGCCAATCAGATAGGGTAGCAAAGTGTCCTGCGCAATGGCTTCCCGCACCTGCCGGGCAACATATTCAGGGAAAAGTATTTCGCTCTCACTGGTACGGAAAAACGCCTGCACTTGATCGGCTTGTCTCATTCCAGGCACGTTCTTGGTGCAGATGTTAAACCTTCTCAACTGGTGTTCAAAACCGTCAAGCTTTGATCCTTCGGGAATGTCGGTAATGTTGTTGAGATACTCCGAAAGGCTTATTTTTTGTTCAATAACCTGGTCGTAAATATTCATTGCCAATTGAATTTTCTCAGGGCTCATTTTTTTATTCACTATTATCACCGTTCCTTTCTTTTTACACTGACTAACCGATAAGCACCATTACCGGACCGGTCGCATCAGTACCAACATTCGCAACAACCGATTTTCCAGTCGCCCCGGTGGATGCCATTACCGCTCCGGAGCCGTTAACCACAACAATATCGCCGGCAGTTGGCAAGTTTCCCGATACACCCGGCATTGCGGTATAGCCTACATCCTGCACGGTCATTGAATCATCGGAGTGATAAGTTTCCACCTTACCCAATAGACGGCCACCGGCATCACCGAACCCAGCGGTCATGTTGCCGGTAATAACGACAGCTTTCCCTTCTGCTACAGCCCGCCCATCAGAGGTATTAGGACCGCCTGCCGCAAGTACGGCAGATATTAAAGCCGCATCAGCCTTCCATGTCGATGCATTCGCGTGAATACCCTCGAGATCAAACCGCTCTCTACGCTTCATCGTTTAAACACTCCTTTTCTTGTTTTTGGCATAAAAATAGCCACATGACATGTCTTTGTCAGTGGCTTGCTTGCTTTGGTTTGCTTTTACTTACTTTGTGCTGAATGCTTCATCGGGCAAGTTATCATTATCGACCTCCAGGGTGCCGGGGGAAGATTGTCTCCCTGCCGGTATTGCCGCCACAGCCTGCTTTTTGAAGCCATCCCCGAAGTCTTTGATTGCCTCGATAGTGCGCCCAGATTCACTCAGCATCTGTTTCCAAGCGTCCACCGGGAAATCGTTGCCCTGCGCCCGGATACCCCATTCGATAGCGTCCTCGATCAATTCTTTACGGTAGGCAATGCCTTCCTTGGCTAACTTCAGCACGCCTTCCGCATTGTACTCCTTGCCCAGTACTTCGGTTGCCTGCTCCTGGGTCATAAATTCAGCCTGTGGAACATTGGCTAAAGCTTCAGCAACCGCCTTCTCGACGGCCTCTTTTACCAGAGCGTCAACTTCTTCTTGAGTGTAAACCTTATCTTTACCCACTTTTGTATCACTCTCCTTGCTTAATAACTGCCCACCAAGGGCAAATAACTTTTTCTCTGCCTGTGCATGTTTAACAAAAGTCAGCAACCTTCCCTTTGAAGCGGAATATATCCGGAACGTCTGGGCTATTGGGTTGTCAAACTTGGTAAACGATTGCACTAATTGAAGTTCTCCGGAATCACCGGACCCACCAGTAGCTGAGAGTATTTCTGCCGAAGGGTAAGCCCCATCAAACACCCCCGACAACTCCATGAGGTAACCCGGCGGTTTTGCTATGATGTAGCACAACTGCCCGTCATATTCCCTGCCCGGCCAGTGTTCGCACTTCCTGCCATCCCAGATATCATTGCCGCAGATAGAGCATATATCTGTATCACCAAAACCCACGGACACATCAGACAGCGTCCCGTCTTCAACATCGGCAATGATGGCATCGGTACTGATACCGTCCTTCTCCTTGCCCCGGACAATGTAAACATTACCATACAGCGCCCAATTTTCACCTTCCATGTCGCCCTTGCGAAGCCTGGCATCAAAGGTGCGGCCATAAGCGTAGGCCGGTTTCGGCCTGGCGAAAAACCCCGCCCAGGGATGGTCAAGCATAAAAGCAACACCGGTCAATGCATCCTGCTTAAACACTTCCAGTAGCGATTTATGCAGGGTAACGGGCCAGGGATGGTAGATCATTGCGTCACCCACCATCTTGGCGGAAAAAACAAAAACCTCTTCTTTTGAGAGAGGTCTTTTCGCTAGCGCGTTGATTTTTTCAAGCTGGGACGAGGTTGGTTCTCCGAATTTGCGTGACATGGCCTGTTCTCTCAAAAGGCTCTCAGCTTCCTCCCTGCCATATCCCCACTTGACCAGCCACTCGGCAATTTCTTCATCAGTGTGCCTGCCGTATTCCGGCGGTTCCTCGTCAAATTCCCGATAGTGCCTGCTCAGGTGGTTGTAACAATCCCGCCTGTCTTCTTCGGGGATCTGCGTGTTCTGCTGCATCAATCTGGACATGGCTGCCGTTACTCCCCGCCAAACGGTCTTCACTTCGCTGTCAACTATTTTGTGGTGCGGCAGTTTGTAAGCCGCCTTTGTTTCCGGGGTGTCACCGTCGGCATCGTCATACCAGGTATGCACCTGCTTGAACAGACTCCACCCGCCGCGGTCGATGATGGCGTTGCCGTCAGCACCGGAAAAAGACCAGGACATGCCCTTGTCGGCCAGGGGGAAGGATTTAAATCTAACTACTGGCATCATGATCGCCACCTTTCTATATGTTCGTATCCACATTTACACTGGTAGCGGACTTCGTTTTGCCCCTTAAAACACATCAAAGCCGCCATGCAATACGGGCATTGATATTGCCTAATTGGTATTGGTTTTATGGTGTAACCGGATAACTTTATCTGGTTGTAATCCACCCTTGCCGTTGTCTTGGGGAGCAATTGGATCACCTCCCATGCT